AAAAAACTTGGTAATCCCTCCAATAATACTTCGCCCTTTACTTTCGTGTTAGGATTAACAACATCAATAACATGTCTTAGCTTCGGCATCGTTTCAAAAAACTTTAACACATTTTCTAGTTGTTCCGTATTAAATGAATCAATAAAATCAGCAATTTCATCTCTTGTCATATCAATCCTACTTATAGTTTCCTCCCCGTTTATAACATAGTCAACACACCCATGAAACATAATTATACTTCTTTCAAAATCAGAAAGATTTATATCTAAGTTTTTCATGTCTTTCAAAACGGGATAACGTAACCCTAGCTTAATATCTTCTGTAAGTGCAACTTCCTGAGAATGTTCTAAACTCATTTGCACCGTTATCTCCGATAAGTCAACCTCAGTTTCAACTTTAGTTTCTCCATCATCTGGACATGTCACGTTAAGTTTCACTTTAGCGCCAGCAGATTTTGCTCTCAATTGTAGAAATACATATTCAATATCAAACATTGGGTTGATATTAACATCTATACTGCCGAAGGTGCAGTTTGTCACTAATTGACCAATAGCATCAGCAATCTGAGATTCTTCACCAGATTCTTGAGCAATCATCAAAATCTTTTGTTCCTTGACTAAGAATGGTCGGTATTTAATTTCCTCCTGTGTTGATGGTAGTGTCAGTCTGTATTCTGAGACTTGTAATTTAGGTAATGCCATAATTTATCATCCTTTATCATAATCTGCTCAACACCTTTGGTATGTTCGCATTAATTGTTCGTTCTGCACCTGTGATTACTGTATCAAGAACCTTCTCCATAAGGTTAGGTGGTTGGTTATTAATATCAAGAGTTTCCCAATATTTATATTGCATAGTAACAGGTATCTTTATAATGTCGCTTGCTGGACCTCCATCTAAACTTGATGGGCCAATCTCTTTTGGGAAACACTCCATGAGTTTAATTCCATAACGTCTAGTATTTTTTTGATCAAGAACATAGATTTCTACTTCTTTAACATAATCTCTATAATACTTAACATTCCATGTTCCTCTGTTCCATGCCATCTCTTGCCAACTCTCAAAGAATACTCTTTCCTCTAGGTCGCTACTTGCTTGAAAGGACATAGCGAGTGTGCCGCCAAATGTGATACCATCAACGATCTCTGGTGCAATACCATACATGTTAGAATCTGGTGATGTATTGAGTGCCCGGCCGGGTAAGTCAACAGATTCACATCGCAGAGAAATCTTCCTAGAATCTCCTTCTCCGGGGGATGTGATAACAACATCATAATGACTTGGAAGTGCATAGCCATTGTCACTATGAAACTCTGATAGAAAATTGTTTAATACGCCAAATGCAGTGGATTCTGCAAAATTTGCTAGTGTTGCCATTAGATCATTGCCCTCGAATCTTTCCATACCTCTGATGCAGATGACTTTTTAAACCTCTGCACAGGTAGTAGAGTTGCAATCGTAAATTCGTCTGCATCAATCCTACGAAACTGTGACTTGGTTTGTCCAGCAAGGTATTTGTGTATGGTTGGTCTGATGAGTCTCACGTTCTTTAGTTTTTGATAATCAACAATAAGTTTTGTTGATTCATCAAATGCGGTATTGTTTGAATAATCCACTAAACGATCCAACAACTTAATTCGTAGTGGAATGGGTAAGTAATGCAAGTTGATACCGAGAAACCCATCTGAATACATTTCTAGTGGCAATACCAATGGAAACGTGTCATAGTATGGCAGTTTCTTCTTGAACTTGGGATCATACATAAACATATTCAATCTACCATAGAATGGTTTGTTGTTTCTCTTACCATCTCTTATAAGATCAAGTGTGCCGGGTGTACCGAATTCTTTAATTTTTTCTTTATACCATGCAGTTGACTTTGGACGACCTTTCGCCTCATCTTTAACTGCTTGCATATATTTACTGGGAGCTCTTGCCATAGTATTATTTATACATATTCTTTTATTTTGTCTTCAATTGCAGCAATAATCTTCTTGTGTGTTCTGCTAAGATATCTGTCTGTTTTGAGCCTTTGTATAGCTGTTGTCGTATCTTGAGCGTATTTTTTTTGAAATTCTGGTGGTCTGGTATCAATATCTTGGACGTTAGCTAAACGATCTGCTAATTTTACTACTAACGACCAACTAGACATTTTAGCCATTTTGTTAGCGATATATTCACCCTTACCCACCTTTTCTAGTGCTTCCTTGTCCGATGTTAAATCCTTTACCATTCCAGCAACAAGACTACCAAATTGCTTAACTAAGTCATCGTATGTCGTATCAGTATCCTCTAACGTATCGTGCAAGTACGCAGCCGATATCAAGGCATCCAAGTTATTAGATTTTTTAAACTGTTTAACAAACCTCGCAACTTCTTTGGGATGTTCAATATATTCTCCGCCACTTTTTCTAAACTGACCTTTGTGTGCCTTAGTAGCAACTCTCAAAGCGCTTAAAGCACTTTCGTTTAGAGAGTCTTCTGCAATATATTGATTAAATCCAAGCATAGGTGTGTCCTTATAATCTCTCTTTCGTCTATTTATACGAAATACCCAGATGATCTTCAGTTAAAATTTTAAACTCCATACCATTATCTGCACACCATTCTGTAGCATATCTCCACTTTGCATCATTCACACTATATGTTACAACCTCATTCATCCATCGTCTAGTGCGTCTTTTGGGTTCCTTGGGTGGTTTGCACTGCACCTTGGGTTTCACCTCTATAACCATCTTCTTGATTCCACCATCAGCCTGTTTGACTTTGATGTAGAAATCTGGGAAATATCTGTGCATACGCCCATCCTTGGGTGATAAATAGGGTATAATGATCTCTTCACTACCCCACTCAATTATGGATGCGCTGTTGTCACAGTACACCATAAACTTACGTTCCCAGAGAGAACGATAAATTATGTTCCGTGGATCACCCTTATATTTTTTGGGTTTCCTTGGTGTGTATCGACCTTTGTATGACATTTGTTATAAATAGTTCCAATATAGAGTATAAGGATATTTAGACATGGGATTAAGAGATGCTTTCGTAAATATAGCAAAGAATGCTGCGGTAGGATATGCCCAACAAGCAGTTACTTCTGTTGCTAACACTGCTAGGTCAGGTCTTGGTGGTTCAACCTCTAGTTCTACATCTAGTCCCCTTCAAACTGGATACAAAAAACAAGAGCCTGGTATTCTTCTATATCCATCTGATGTTGGTACTAACATGCACCAAGCAAGTTATATTCTTTTTGCTCGACATTCTGTAACGGGTGCAAAGATAAAGACACAAAAAAAAGGACCAACAGTTGACCCTATAATAAACTTTGGGCCCGGCGGTCAAGTTGTAGATGAGGCTGCAACATTTGCTGCTCAAAACAAATCAGATCAAGCTTGGAGAGCAAAGCAGACAGATGGAGGGGGTGCTGGTAAGGGTGGAACGTCCACTTCAATCGCATTACAAAGCATGAATGTCCAGAAAACCGGAACATTTATTGGACTATATATGCCCCCAGCAGTTAATGTAAGTTATGCAATGGATTATTCTGAGGGTGAGGTTGGTATATTGTCAGAAGCACTCTTTGGTCTATTTAAAGAATATCAGAGTGGAACTTTGGGATTTAATTCTGCTATGAGAGCAGCCAAAAGTAGTGGAAAAAGTATAGTAAAGAATGTTGCACTAGATGCTATTTCTAAAGTCCCCGGCGTTGAAGGTGCTGCTGAAACATTTGCAATGGCAACAGGAAGCATTATTACACCTAGAACAGAAATGTTTTTTAAGGGCATTGGTAGAAGGTCATTTTCCTTTACTTTCACATTCATTCCCAAGGATGCACCGGAATCAAGCATAGTGCATAAGATTATAGAACAATTTAAACTGGGGATGACGCCAGAGTTTAAGGTTGCTGGTAGTACAAGAGAAATGTCAATACCTGATGTATTTTCAATTCAGTATATGCATATAAATGCACAAAATAATTATCTCAATAAGATTGGTAAATGTTATCTAAAAGGAATGGACGTTAGTTATGGTGGAGATAAATTCGTAACATACGATGTTGATGAAACTGGAGCGCCACCTCAAAAAACAACCATCACCTTATCTTTCCAAGAAATTGAAATTATGGATCGAGCAAATGTGAAGGACAACTACTAATATGTATTTTAATCAATTTCCTCTTATTTACTATGATTCTGTCGGCAACGGACAATCCAAGGTAGTTACGCATTTACTCAAAAGAGTAGCATTGCACAGTAAAGCAAGGTCTGTGACTGCGTTATATGATACATATGATGTTAGGAATGGTGAGACACCAGAAATGATTGCACATAAGTATTATGGTGATGCAGAGTATCATTGGGTCATTCTGTTAGTCAATAATATCACAGACAGGTATCATCAGTGGCCAATGAACACTCGTCAGTTCCTTGCACATATTGCCGAAAGGTACGACGATATGAATGCAACACATCACTATGAAATTAATCAAGTATCTGGTGATATCACAAAAAAGATAGATATTGGTATTTCCAATATAGACATTAATGGAGATACCATTGCAGATGCAACATTGATTACGAATAGGGAATATGAGGAATTGAAACAGGATGAAATTAGAAAGATACGACTGCTGGACCCCATATATCTGGAACAATTTGTTGAGGAGTTTGAAGCACTGGTTACCAATACAAAGGATTAATTAAGTGGCAAAAAAAGAACTTAAAAATGGCGGTGAGTTTAACCTCTTGCAATGTGATTTAATACTAGCTGATGGAGTATTACATAACTTAACCGCTGCCATTATAGGACTCACTATATTTGAGAACATAGGTCAATTTACCATAACGGGGACAATTTCAATCCAAGATTCTTATAACCTTGCATCACTTGGCCCCATCATTGGACAAGAATATTTGAGACTCAAAATTGCAACACCAAATTTGAGTGGTGGTGAGAACACAATTGACTTCACAAAAAATCCATTAATGATTATAGCGGTCGATGATAGAGAGAATGTTGGTAATGGTGTTCAAGTAACAACCATGTCATTTTGTTCAAGAGAATTTATACTCAATCAACAAGCCAGAGTTAGAAGAACTTTAGTGGGGTCATACTCAGAGATTGTTCAAATGATGTTGAAGACTGATCTAGACAGTGATAAGGCTATGAACATTCAGCCTAGTGCTGACAACAAAAAAATAAATGCACCAAATATAAAACCTCTTGATGTGATATCTATCGCAACGAATAAAGCTATATCAAGAAAATACAATGATGCAACGTATTTTTTCTGGGAAAGCACTAGCGGGTTCAACTTCAAAACTCTAGGAGATATGTACTCTGAAGAACCTGTTATGACATACGAATCTACTGTGGCAGGAACAAGAACAAAAAATGGTGTGAAAGATATTATGGCAGAGTTAGGTACAATCGAAGCATACACAATAACTAGTTCTCCTGATACTGTGTATAATTATGCAGCTGGTATATTTTCATCTGAACTACTTGTTCACGATGTCATATCCAAAAGTTATAAAAAACATACATATAAGTATAGTGATAATTTCTTTAAGGAACAACATCTTGGACCAACCCCCCTTGCAATTACTGACCCCGATGGAAAGAGTGTATCATCCCATCCTTCTGCACAATATCTAAAACCTACTGTGGGTATTGGAGGAGATCAAGGGTTTGAGGATGAATATTATCAATATACATATAGTGGAAACGAATTAAACACATTGCAGTCTAGGCGTTCACAATTAGCAATGTTAAACTCTGGATTACAGCTGAGTATTAATGTTGTTGGTACTACTATTGTCAAGGCAGGTGACATTGTAAAGATTATAATACCTAGTGTTGCTGCATACCAAACCACCAAGAACGAACCAGAAGATATGCTATATAATGGTAAATTTCTTGTCAAGAATTTACGTCATGATTTTCTTATTGGTGAAAATAAACACACAATGTCTATGAACGTCATTAAAGACGCCATGGGCAAATTAACATAAGGAGAAGTCCATTCCAAACACCTCTATATCCCAACACAAACAGCAAAAGGAATTAAAAATGGCTAAGACCAGACAACGCATCAAGAAGATGACCTTCCAGACACAAGAGCGTACTCCAG